ATATTAACTTATTATTTTATGAATTGAAAAGGTCATCAAAAGCTGCTGCCACATCATCAACTTTTTTAGGAGCTGGTGCTGGTGTTGCTGGTTTTGATGGGGTTGTATCGAATGGTGCTTCATCTTCATCTTTAGCCGTTGATGAAAGGGTTTGAGCAGATGCCGATACCTCATCATCAGAAGTTCCAGATGGATTTAACCAACCTTCTAATACATTTTTCAATTCTGCATAAGTTAATTCTGAATAAAGTTCAGTAATTTCCTTTTGGGAATTTAGAAACTTATCCGTTTCTTCTTTTGAAGTTGCCATTGGAGTTTCCTTTGGTTTAACACGGATAGTTGTTACAGGGTAAGAAGTACCACTGTCTTCAGCCGATACTACTTCAACAGTAATATCTCTACCTTCATTTGGGTCTGTAATATCACCATAATCAGGATCTGCCATATAACCAAGAATTTCTTGATATACAGTTTTTCCAAAGCCCCAAAAACGAACACCTTCACCTTCTTCACCTCTTACCAATACTGGTACGAAAGTTCTAAGTTTCGGCTCCATCTTTTTTGCAGCTTTCCAATCTTCTTTATCACCCATTCTTTTAAGTTTATCAGCAAACTCAACAATAGGGTCGGGTCTACCAAAACTCATCGGAGATAAGTAAGATTTGTTGTTAATGTTGTAGTGAAAATAAAGTTCAATAAAAGGATTTTCTTTATTGAATTTGTAAGGCACCAATCGGATTGTGTGTTTGCCGGGTGCTGGTTTCCAAAGTTCTACAGTTGTTCTTTGGGTGTTTTGCAGTTTGTTAAGTCTGCTCTTAATTGCGTCTAAGTTAATAGCCATGTCTTTTAAGTTTTAAGAGTTTATGTTTTATGGTTTTATTTAGGTGAGTGTCCTTCACCTCCGTTACATTAATAAATATAATAGAAATACAAATATACGACAAATTATTCAGAATTCCAAATCTTTTTTTAAGTATATTTTATAGAGCTATTGGCATTTATATATGATTGTGGATATACACAAATATACGAAAAATAGTCGAGTATACCAAATAAAAAAGGGAGAATTTTTAGTTTCTCCCTTTTGTTTATTTTTTAATCATTGTAGTTAATTTCGTTGATTCCGTTTTCTTATCAGATGTCCAATCAGTATCTTCATCATCATACATGTTGTAATCCTGACTAAAGCGTATGTTATCATCCAATTGTAATTCGCTCTTATACTTCTTAGCAACCTTTACCGCAAATGCCATAGCTTCTTCTGCTGTTTCAAACGATTTATCAATCTTATTACGGAATCCACCGGGGTCTTGACGAGCAGTAGGTTCTAAAGTTACTCTAAATTGATTCGGCTTACCATAATCTTGATTACTACCAATGAATAATGTGTATGTTGGCTCATTACCTGGACTTGCAGTAAACGTAATAGCACCACTATTATCATCAATTTCAGCGAATCCATCAAGTCCTGTTTCTTTATTTAATGTATCTGCTACTGCATTTGCATGTTTATCACTCAATTGAGATGCTTTCTTTGGAAGTGAGGTAGCAGTTGATTGTGATTTACCTACTCTAAACTTTTTGATTAACTCCTTTTCATATTTATTACCCGGATTACCAACCATAGCTCTACCCACAGACAGTCTATCTTGTAGCGGACCCTTTTTTGTAAAGTTAGAAAGTGCAGCCGCATCTAATTTATGTTTGTTGATATAATCAGCTATGAATTTTTCTCTTACACCTGTGAGTTTAGCAATGGTTTGTACTTCTTCAGAATCAGGTTTAACTGATACATGTGCTGTATTAGATGTTGGGGTTTTACCGCCTCTATCTTTTGCATAATCTCCGCCAAACATATCATGTGGTTTTGCATCTACTTTAGCTTGTCCACCTTTTTGAGCGTTAGGGTCTTCATGAGTACCAGCCTTTAATGCAGCTTGATATGCATCTTTTGATTTGAAGTGTACCAGCTTTCCAGTTTCTTTACTTTTAGCTTTAAAATCTTCAGCTTCAAGTAATACTTTTAAACTTATATTTTTTATTTTATTTTCATTTGTTTTTCTAATCATTGATGTTAGTTTCGTTGATTCCGTTTTTCCTTTTGAAAATTTAGCTTTTAGCTTATCATATATCGGTTGGAATTCTTCTTTACTCATTTCACCTTTTAATAGTTTTTGAACTTCAGGCATTTTCATTAAAGCTTTTGTAACTTTATATGCTTGCTGTGGTTCTAAATCATTATCACCAGTTAATGCATCATAATCAGGTTCAAAATATGGTTCACCATTGTAATTTGCAAATACAATTGACATTTTGCCATCATTGTTTGAACTTCCCACAGATAAAGTAATATAATTATCTTCATCATCGAAGTCAGCATTTTTATCCATTATTTGCATAGGTCCTTCCCATCCACCCATACCACCACCGCTTTCACGTGTAGTTTCAAATCCGTTACCTCTTAAATCTAATTCATCTTCAAGAGCATCTTCTATTTTATTCAATCTATCGGATGTCAATTGAGGTCCTTCCCCCCAGCTATCATCATCATCCCAATCATCATCGGCACCCTGTCCTTGTCTTTCACGTTCTGTATCTTTCCAATATGATTTATCATCGTATTTAGATTTAGATGCTTTTGATGTATCAGCTTTAGGAGCCTCACCACCTCTATCTTTTGCATAATCACCACCAAACATATCATTTGGTTTTGTATCTGCCTTAGGTTGTCCATCTTTTTCAGCGTTAGGGTCTTCATGAGTACCAGCCTTTAATGCTGCATCGTATGAATCTTTTGATTTGAAGTGTACCAGCTTTCCAGTTTGTTTACTTTTAGCTTTAAAATCTTCAGCTTCAAATAGTCTTTTTAAACTTATATTTGCCATTTATGTTGTATTATATTCTATAAATATACGAATTTTTATTTACATTACCAAATTTTACGCTAGTAAATGATAATATTCTTTGAAATGTTTAATCCTGTCAGCCAATCCAATTGTACCACCATTTACTCTTTTAGTAATAGATGTTACAGTAGTATCAGTTGAACCGCCATCTGCTAATTTGTTCAATCCATTCTTAGACCAGAACCAAGCTGCTGATAATAGGGCGTATTTAGATGATACTGCATCTGGGTTAGATGTTATATCTTCACCAATTGCTTTACCGAATTGAGTGTAGTTATCTCTACCTGTTAATTGGATGTATCCTCTACCTCTGAATTTGTAGCCATCTCCACTTGCTTCCGAGCCATTAGCCATACGGTTTGCATATACTTTATTTGCAATCTTTTGTGGTTGTCTAGCATAAGGAGTTGCTGCTGCTTCAGTTGGAAAATATTTCTTAAAGATACCAGCCAATCCTTTAGCTGAGTAGTTTAGGTTTTCTTGTGTTACTCTAAATCCACCACTCTCATGTCCACATTGTGCTAAGAAGTGTGCTAATCTTAATGGAGTATTAATTTGGAATTTAGCTGCCGTATCAGGAATCATTTGGATAACCGCATCAGGAATATGTCCTCTCAATTTATCTAATTTCAATCCACCAACATTTGCCACAGGTTGAACTGGTGCTGCTGGTACTGGAGTTGATTCTCCCATAATTTTTGCCCAAGTTGCCGGTCCTACTATACCATCAGCAACTAAACCATTCTTTGCTTGCCATTCTTTTACAGCTGCTTCAGTTTTAGGTCCAAAATTAGTTACTGCTGGTTCAATTCCCAGCTTTTGTTGCATTAACTTAACATTTTCGTTGTTATCGCCTTTTTTAAGTATCATAATGTTAATATTTAAATTATTTGTTTTTTGTAAAATGCCCAGAATTTACTAATTCAAAGGTACTTCCGTTTCTATCTATAAACTGCCAATAGGCTTCTTTTAATTCAAACCATTCATCAATGTGGTCTAATACCTGTGTTGGTGTAAAATCCGAACAACTATATAAATCAAATTGGAACATAGCTGGATTTTCGTTATCCCAAACGTGAATACTAGCATGCGATGTTGCTAATGTTACAGTTCCAGTTATTCCTTCGTTACCCGGCTCATTCACATAAACCGATGTAGGTCCTGCCACTACTTTCATTCCTACATTAGTAACTAATTGCTTAAACCATTCGTTTAATACGTTTTCGGTTTGTGGTGGTGTTTTTATGTATCCTTTTACAAGTAAATGTAAATGATTTGGTATAAACATTTTTAATTATCCCTCACTATTTTTATTGTTATTTGTTTCAGCTTCACCAAATGACATCACTTCAAAAACTCTTGTCTGAATTTTCTTAGTTCCTTCCGCATTTGTTAGTATGATTGAATTTTTAAACTTCTGCCAATTAATGACAAAAGAAGAATCTAATACCCCACCATTTTCCTCTTTAACCAATTCGTTAAGAGCATTAATAGTATATAGTGAATTAGATTCCTTCTTTCTATGTATCAATATTGTATTTTCCAATGGAGTATCCGGTTGGAAAGCTGTATCTATATTATATGTAATAAACAACTCATCCAAATTAGACTTGTTTTGTAAAATATAAATGTAATTATACACTATATGATACGTTTCTCTAATTTGTTGTAGAGTGTTTTGTAACTCTCCCTTTGTTGTAAATGTACAAAGTAACTGTGTCTTCATCCTCTTTTCTTTTAATTAAGTATAAATATTAAAAATCAAAAGGAAGGGTAAAAACAGGTTATTTTGATTTTCTATCGTAAGTTCCCTTAGATTCGAAGCATTTTTGCATATCATCAGACCAATCAATGGTTGTAGATGTTGGTGAAGTTGGGCCATCTTTTCCTCTATATACCTTTTTACCTACTTGCTTTTTTGAACCACCTTTGGTTAAAGAGTATATTATTACGGTCTTTCCACTTACTTCACCATCTTCATTATATGTATATTCTTCATTATCAAAATCTAATTCAAATAAATCTTCCAACTCCCTAGTATCTTCTACATCCAAACAACTTTTAATTGTATCGGCATCAACATCAAGACCCTCCATAGTTAAATTTGTACTTCTTTTTAAGATTTGATGAATATCATTTTCATCTTTAGGTTCATTTATTTTATCTAAATGATACAAAGAATTTGCATCTCTGAAAGCGAGTAAGTCACCTACCTTCTTTTTTTTACCATTTGTAGATTTACCAACTAATGCATTTAATTGTTTGTATGTTTCAGTTTGAACATCTAATGATTTTTTTCTTAGTTCACCTAAAAGTTTTCCAGTATCTAAACTTTTTGGTATTTTTGTTTTATATTTTTTATCTAATTTATTTTCACTAA